AATGCTTTCTTTGATTGGTTCCAACATGCTACAAGTCACCCAGAATCATGGATTGTTATTCATAAGACCTGGGAACAGATGCGAGTCCAACCCCGCAAATGGATTGATGAACAAAAGTATCTACTCAGTCCATTAAAGTTTGCCAAGGATTTGATGTGTGACTGGGGATCAGTCCAGGATCAATTCTTCTACAGTTGGCGTCGCACAATGGCCATCACAGAACCTACTGTGGATCGTGGCCGTGAATTATATACCTTCCATGACTTTAACAAGCGTGTCATGTGTGCTGTGGTAGCACAGATCGTTGGTGGACAAATGCGTGATGGAAAGGGTAAAATTGAAATACTTAAAAGTTATGCGATACCTGATTGCGGAACTGAAGGAATGGCTCAAAGGATTAGAGCAGATTTTCCTAATAGAACCCTACATGCTATTATGGATAGGTCAGGCAGTCATCTTAACCGTGATACTACTAGTGCTTTTGGCACCACAGACCAAACCATTCTAGAAAAGTATGGATTTAGAATTATCAACACAGCCAAGAGCAATCCTCTAATTGGTGACACTGACAACTCTGCCAACGCATTCATAGCACAGGAACGATTACTAGTTCCACAGCATGAAACAAAATTGTTAGATGCCTTGGACACTTACCACTATGAGGATGGCACTAGAAAACAACTGGTCAAATATAGTGATGCCAAATACGCACACATTGACGGCCTTGGTGACTGTATAAGGTATGGTATTCATTATCTATTCCCAATGACACACGCACAGCCTACAATGCCTGAATATCTAGATGGCAACGCTGACTTCTACAGTGAACCAGGCGAAGCCTATATGAATGATCCTGCTGTGATTAATTCTGTCAATGGTGTGCCTACAGTTGCCGCATTGATTAGAAGAATAGAAACAGAACAAAGTGAAGAATATTGGTCTTAAATAGTCTGATTTACCATAAAAAGTTTAATGTTCTATAAATATTGTTTGATATCAAAGTAACCCTAGGAAAAATAAATGGCTCTAACCGTTAGACAACTTATTGCTCCCTCTAATCTAATGCGAACAATTACTTCGCAGATGCAGGGGTATAGAGCAGGCTATGAAGGTGGCCCAGCGTTCAAAAACTCAGTGCTGATCAAGCGTCCTTCAGAGGATGCCGCACTATTCCGTGACAAACTACTTAATGTCGCGGCCTTGCCTATTTGTAAGGCGATCGTTGATGAGATTGTTGATGTGGTATATGAAGATGAGCCTACCCGTCACCCAGCCTTCTTAACTAAGACCAACGCTGATGCTGGAATACCCACATGGTATGACGCATTCATTGACGATGCTGACCTTAATGGCAACAGTTTTACTGCTGTTATGGAACAGGTAGCGGCCATGGCTGGCATAGAAGGTTGGGCGTGGGTGTTTGTTGACCTACCAGTTACACTTAGCAAGAACAATAGACCTTACCTTGCTACCTGCTCAGCAGAACATGTTATAGAGTGGACAACCTATACAGAGGAAGGTAAGGACTATTTTGAGTTCATGAAGGTTATTGAATATCAAGATGCTGACCTAACTATCTATAAAGTTTGGTATGCTGGTGACGACAAAGGTCCAACCTATTGTGAAAGATATTTTGTCACAGATCAACACATGAAGAACTTGGATCAACCAATTGAACCAGATGAAGTCTATGACATGCCCCCAGGTGTGCCTATTCCTGTAGTTCAAGTTCTAGCACGCTCTGACCAACGCCGTCATGACCTAGGTGTTAGTGACCTAACTGAAGCCGCTGATGTCCAGCGTGAAGTATTCAAGTTAGAGTGTGAGGCTTATGACTCAGTTCGTTTCTCTAAGCCAATGATCCGTGCCGCATCAGGCATTAGAATACCAGCAGGTGGTGGTGGTATTATCCGTGGTGATAAGGATCAAGTAGAAGTATTTCAAATTCCCACTCAAGACATTCAACAGATCCGTGAACAACAGCGTAGTCTAATTGAAAGCCTAGATGGCTTCTTAGGTCGCGGATCAATTCGTTACAGTTCAACACAAGTTCAATCAGGTATTTCAATCGTAGAAGAACGCCGTAGCCTACATCGTAAGGCCGCACAAAGAGCACGCCAAATGGAAGGTGCTGAAATGGAAATACTAGATCTAGTTAGTCTGTTTATGAACCTAGGTTGGTGTGGTGTTATTGAATACACAACAGACTATGAGGACAAGGACCTACAGTTTAGAATGGCTCTATTACAAACAGCCGCTCAACTAAGTGCTTCTAATCCTGTAGTTCAAGCAATTATAGACCAGGAGGTTATCAAGATGATTAGTCCTCCTGAAGATACTGCGGCTAATCTTGCTAAGGTTGGTGCTGTCAATCCTGAAATACCTGTTACAAGTGAGACATTCCTTGAACAAGGTGGTCAAGGTGATGTAGCAGACAAGCGCAGACTAAACGAAATATATGACACTGAGATCAATGATGTTGGTGTAACTACAAACGATCCAATTGCTCGTCAATTGATACAGTTGGGCGTTGGTAGATAAGAATTCATCGCCTGACTGGCAAGGGCGTTATCTTGCTATACTGGGGTAGTTCCCCTTAAACACAAAGGAAAATTTAACTATGGATGTTAAAGCAAACGGCGGCTCCGCACAGCCAACAAGCGATAACCAACAATCTGCTCAGGTAGATCAAGGTAATCAACAGAATGTTCCACAGAACGATGGCCCTAATCTAGGTGCTATTCGCAAAAGTGGGCAACAAGAAGTTCTTCAGGCCCTCAGTAAGGTCACTGGCGTTGACTTTGGTAAAACAAAGGATGCCGTGAAATATATTGAAAGTCTTGCTAAGAACAACGGTGATTCCGTAAAATCAACAAAGAGTTCAGGCGGTGGAGAAATCGCTGAATTGCGTAATATGATTCAAGGGCTCCAATCACAATTGGAACAGAAGGATCAAGCAGTTCGTCGCACTTCGCTACAGTCTAGTATCAAAGAAACTGCTATTAAAGCAGGCTTTGATCCTAGTATGTTAGACATTGCCACAAACCTATTTGAACAGTCTATTGACTATGATGAGGGTGGGAACTTCTTTGTTAAAGGTTCAAATGGTTCAGTGAAATTGGATAGCAAAGGCAATCCTTATACACTAGATCAATTGGCCTCAGATATTTTGAGATCTCGCCCTAAGTTGGCGGCTGACGAAGGTCGTTCAGGAAGCGGTTCACGCTTTGGTATTGGAGCAGGCAGAAATGATGGAGAAATCCCAGATGCCGCAGAAGATCCAGAGGGTTGGAAAAAGTGGAAAGAACAAAATGGCGTAGGCGGTCGTAATCTAAGAGGTATGAGAGTCTCAATGAACAAGCCCATTGTTTAATATACTATAAAGGAGACTTAAAATGGCATATTTCGTAGGTGGAACATCTGGTGAAAGTAATGCGTTTGAAAAGACGATCCAGAATTCCGCAATTCAAGTTCTACATGAGTCACAAGGACTCGTTAACATGACTAATTTAGTCATGCCAAATCAAGGTAACACATACAAGGTTCCACACATGGCACCTATTTCTTACGGTGATTACACAGACGCAGGTTCAGTATTGTATCCAAACAGTAACGAACAGACTGCTAGTATCACTGCTAAGGAAGTTGTAGCAACTCCAGCAGTAGCACAAACAGCATTCAGTAAATTCATTGGTTGGACCACAGCGTTTGACCTAGCGAATAATCTAGGTGCTGAATTAGGTGCTAGTTTTGCTGAAAAGGTTGATCAGCGTGTTACATCCGCTTTCGTTGGTAACCCATCAAGCCCAGCAGGCACAAGTGGTGACACACTAAGCGCAGGTTTCAAAGCAACTCAAGGCGCAACATACTACACAGTTTCAACTGTAACCAATGTAACAGACGGATTCAACCGTGTGTATGCTATGGGTATGCAAGGTTATGTTCCACAAAGCGTAAGCACAGCAACTTTCACTAACTCTGGTGACAATGCCAACACTATCACTGGTGTTGTTCGTAACATCATCAAGCGTTGGAGAGAGGCTCGTAACCCAGGTCGTCCAACAATTATTCTTGGACCACAAGAAGAGCAAGAGTTGTTATCAGAACTAACAGGTGGTGCAGTTTACCACGCTGGTGTTCAATCAGGTCAAGCAAGTATCAACGCTGGTTTAACAGCACTTGGTGATGAATTGTTGGCTACAGGTATGTTGCGTAACCTATACGGTTGCACAGTGATCTTCACTACATTCCTACAACAAGGTGTCACAAGAACTGTTGACAGTGTAAGTTC